GGCTCCTTCACCCAACTTTCCATCAATGATATTACGATACTTGTCGAATGTCTTGACAGTCTCCAATTCAGCATTAAAAATTAACCTACGAACAGAATAATAAAGAAAACGGTTCAAAAAACCAGCCTGAGTAAAATGATGTTTATACATGTCCTTGATACCTTCGGTTGAATACGAAGTGTCTTTCGGACAGTAGGGGCATAATTTATTATCAATTTTGGACTTCTTGAAAACATTAAGATAGTCCAAAAGTGGACCCTCAGCTGTTACTGAGGGGTGAGGAGAAGAAAACATGCCTTTGATGACATCCCATAAATGAGAAACAAAAGAATTGACAAAAGTAGTGAAGATAGTAGTAAAAGTAAAAGTCGCAAGAACGGAAAGAACAGTAACAGCTTTCATGAGAAAAGGTTTGTCTGCAAACCATTCGGCGAGCTTAAAAGCTCCGTCGAACCATGCAAATCGAAATTTCTCCCAGAAGGTGTCTCCACGAAAAACTTGAATCATTTCTTCATCAAGCTCATCATACAGCTGTGGCGTCTGATTTAACTCATCCACCTCATGCTGTATGAGGATGCCCGACCGAATGGCAATTTCCATGCCAAACTTGAAACACTCTACAGGGTTGCGGACGCATCCGCTAATCCCGCACTGAGCATTCACTTGATTAAAAATTTTCGCAAGGCGCACAGCTGCACGTCTATTGATTTTTGAGTAAACGTCCATAAAAGCAGCAACTCCATGTTCGCAGTAAAAGTCTACGAGAGTTGCACACTTGAATTCCAATTTATTGAGATTCTTGCCGTAATACATGCCTTTGAAAGCACGTGCTGCAGCAGCGATTGAGATGTTAGGTGGTACTCGATGGGTATTCCAATTATGAGTCCAAATTGCATAAACATGAAGAAGGGGGTTCTGAAAAGCTCCATAAGATGCGAACCAAGTCTTAAACTTGTTCACAAGCTTGCTGTAGAGCGTGCTTTCACCCTTGCTTTCATCATGTTCATTCAATGAGGTCTCAATAACATTTGGGAAAACTACTGAATTCAGATGGATCTGTTCCTGACTAACAAAATAATTTACAATATTCTTGTCTTCAATGTTACATTGCTCTGGTTTTATTTGAGCTGGTAACATTTTCTTGAGATACAACGCATATAACTGTCCCATGACAGTGCTCTGATCAATACCATCCGTAAATGTTGTCCGCTCCGCTGCAACACGTTGCAGCAAATCGTTCAACGACGTACTGTACTTCTCAAACAACCTATCATAGCCCAATTCCCCATCAAATACTCCTCTCTGCATTTCTCGCATATATGCGTGCAGAGTTTCATAATATTCTTCAGTGGGAGCTTGAGTTCCATCATAACGCTCCATAAGTTCATTCAGATCTTTTTCAAATTCAATAGCTTTTCGACCCATATTTGGTTCATACGGATCAAGTTCGGTTCCTGGCTGCTGTGCTTTCCAATTTTCAAGACGCTCGGCGGGAGTCAAGTCACTATCCATCAAATCATCGAAAGTGCCATCTGCCAAAGCAGAATAGACAGTCTCGAGAGAGTGTTTGGTATAGTTGTTGAGTTCCTTAATGAGCTTGGAACCACGACTAAGTCTCTGCGAGTACAGAGTTTTAACGTAGTGCATGAACTGTTTCCAGTCCATGTCTCCTTGGTCTTGAACATGGAAAACATAGCATCGTGGATCGAATTGAGATTCACATTTGGTGACATCCAACATCCGGATTTCTCCGTTACCTGTGTTCTTAAGTTTAGAGAACTCAGGCTTGACATCGACTTCAGCAACAATATCCATACGTCTAAAAAAGGCGTCTGGAAAGGTGAGAGATTCTATCCGAGGTTGTTTTGAATTGCTGGTCAAAAGGACGCAGCGCGGATGAAGGAAAGTTTTACCTTTTTCTTCAAGCGAGGCCATATGGGCCGGATACGGTACGATATTAGCTAATCTGATTATTTCAAAAAGTTCAGGATTAGGGTTAGCTGCGCTATCACGCTGTTGTGCAAAATCATCATAACATAGGAACGGTTGGTCATTTCTGGCCCCATCCCAATAATCTGTTTCAGCACAACGCATATAGATCAGCTTAGCCCAATCCTTGGGTTCAAAATCTTTATCATGTTTTGCCATTTCAATGAAGAATGGCACAGTCAGGCCCGACTTACCTTTCCCCGATGTACCGTGAAGATATACTATCAACGGTTCCATACGAGGTCCAGCAGCAAAGCCCAAATGTGCCAATCTATTATTGAGAGCAGCAATTTGGGTTTGGATTGATCCAATGTAACGAATTACATCGAAATCAGCTTTCATTGTGTTGAGATTCCGGATCAATTGGAGACCCTGTACATAACAATTACGAACATCGTCAGCATATTTAGATGTGTAGGTATCTTCAGTCAATTTCTTCATAAGAATACTATTGGCTAAAGTCACCCACGCATCACTTTCTGTGACGAGTCCATTATCGAATGGACTAGGTTTTCCAATATAATCGCAACAAGCAGACACAGCTGTTTTAATAGCAGTTGTGACATACTTGATGATGTCCTGGCCTCCCCTTATAGCTTTGGGAAGCAAATCAATGCGCCGGAGAATCGAATCAAAATCCGATTTTCCAGGGATCTTCTTAAGGAAGATCCCTACTAAAATAGAAATAAAAGCAGTTGACACTTTCAAAACAGTGTCTTCAGATCCTTGTGGTCTCCATGCACCAACGAGCCATGCTAAAAAGACAGGCAATGCCTTGTAAACTTCAGCAATCTGTTTTCCGCACCAAGTAATAATCTCGGGAACGGATACATAATTTGAAATAAACAAAGCAAAACCTGCCATCTTAACTGACAAGTCAGCGGAAGAAAATGCAATTTTAATAAGAGACATGAGATTCACAGCCAACGACATGAGAGTGTCGGCTCCTGGCAAACTAGTAGGCACATCAGCAATGAACTGAGAGATCGAGTTGAGAATCTTTTGCATTGAGGCTGAGACCTGCTTCACTTCTTGCGTGACGGTATCAGTATTTTGCCTTACGGCTTCAATGCTTTCTCTTGCAAAAGCAGCGCTTTGATCGAGACGTTTGGTAACATCATCAGCAACGTAGTGATATACGCGCTTCAGAGGGTTCCAAGTCTTTCTCTCAGCAGCTTCTGCAACACCTGTAATAGTGTCATGGAAAACATCATCTGCATCAGCAGGCTCGAGACGAATAGGCATTTGAGGTGCCCATTGATCGTCACAAGGAATACAATATCCTTGTAGTCGAGCATGGTGAGACAGACAATGCGCCACATGTTCACTATGAGGTGAACCCTCCTCAATTTCTTGAGAAGTGGCTGGGAGAAGTTCTTTCTTAAACTCCAACAGACTCACACCACAAAGGCATGAAATACTGTTCTGTTTATGAGAGAACTTCTCCAGAGTTGTTCCAGTTTCGTCACAATAGTGACATGGTCTTTTTTGAGTTGTCGTAAAGACAAACTCTTTGCAGATCTTACAGAATTCAATCTCTAAGAGAATGAATTCATTTTGGAGAATTCTTTTTGGACCTTGAGGGGTCCATTTGCGGTCGTAACCGCGCTGACGATACATGTTGCCATGCAGGCATTTTCGGCATTTGCCGAAGTCGCGGAGAACCTCCGCGGCTTTCCCACACGATGGGCATGATATCATCACCTTGCGCAATCTGTCTGGATTATAGCAACACTCAGACCACTTATGTGTTTTACCACAAAAGCGTTTGTGTTTTGCCAACATCCAGTCAGTTTTCTTAGGTCGGTTAATCGTGATCGAGGTCGAATAGCATAGGTCGAAATCCAAGTTATCAGTCCGGTTAGATGAGCAAGACATAAGTTAGCGGTTTGGTGATTCATTTCTTAATCCTACGTCCACCTTGGAACGCCACATAATTGGGCCAAAGGTAGGTATAAGAAATATAGATAAAGGCAAGAGCTCATTCAAACACAATTCTAAAACATTGAACACCCGTTCAACATTCTATGTGAGTAAACTATCTTACACAGATATCATTCCTTCTAGCATCTATCTGGGATCGCCAAATAGACACTGTTTTTACTATTATCTCGAAGGTCGAGAGATAAATAGTTGCTTGTCATGAAGAGAGAGTAGCATGGGGTCCTAAGTCCAATTAAATCAGTCCAAATGTATAATAAAATAAAATTAGAGCATATCCTAGTAAAGTTATGTCGAATAATGCCCGCAAAAATAATAGATAATAAGTAAGGAAAACAAAATAATAAATAAAAGCCAATCATAGGTTGAAAGTTAGTCCGTTATCATATTCAATAATCCAGAAGGAGTACAAGCGGTAGTTCCTAATTCTAGAGTAAGTTCACATGCATAGAAGATGCAATAGATCTAGTCTCCCTAGAGAACACAGTTAGGCTGGAAGTGTTCTTTCCAGAGCAAAAGTTGTTAAACCCAGCGTTTGATTTACAGTTGTCATCTGGATGCGCAATATGGCTCGTGCACCTCGGCCCCACGTATATGTTCCCATATGCCCTGTGGTGGACGTCGTTTTCTT